TTAACAAATTTTACTAACATTTATTTAATGGATTTTTTGCGGTTACACATGTTCTATTATTGATTTAATAATATGATTGAACAGCTAGTATAATTATGCCGGTTCACTTTGCACAGAAGTTCGAGCCGATGACGATATTTATATCGTGACCAAATTCCAGTAGTACAATACTGAGCTCTAAGAGAGCAGCGAGTTTTTAATCTCGCTTACATCATTTTAGTACACCAATTATTAAGATACGTCTTGATTTTTTTTGAATGATGCACAATTTTAATGAACTTAAGGGGTCCAGCCAAGTACGATCTCAGATCGCTTGCCCCAAACCGATTTTTAATTGTCTATAAAATAAACGATTGTGTTATCGTCAAAACACCGTGATGTAATGATATTATTATTATGTTGCTTGTGCATACCTGGATGTTAAGGGGTGTATTTATACAACCCAAAGCCAGTAAAGCATTCGCCTTGATAACAAATATTATTCATTTTAGAAATTTATACGACCATAGAAAATGAAATCTCTATAGCACTACACAAAGCATATAACTTAAATGCGCCGTGCACCTATAGTACAGCTTATCAGAAAGTTACTAAGTCTCCCTCAATGACTAACTAATTCTTTCTTAAGTATGTGGTTTTAATTGGTACGATTTATCAATAGAATGATTAATTTACATTTTTAGCCCTAAGGTCTGATGTATGCAGAAGAAACTGCGAGCCTTAGTGAAAATCTGTTCATAACGCCATGGATAAAAACTCATTGCTTTATAACATGTTGTCTGGTAGTTCCAGACGTGATCCCGTCCCGGCACTGATTAGTGCAGCTGCATCTATTGCAAATCCGTTTGTTAATAGATATATGGAAAAAATGGAGGAGGAAACGAAACAAGTTGAACTTAAGAAACAAAAAATTCAACAAGAGGAAGAAGATTTACGGAGAAGAAAACAAGCGCATGAGGAGGCGCTAATAAAAGTGCAGGAACAATATGCACTATTGGAGAGGTGCCAACAACATGCCAAAGAGTTGGATGATACTATTAAAACTCGCCAAGATGAATTGTCAGTGTTAGTAAATGCTCAGAAAGAAGAATTATTTAATATACAAAATATACAGAACACTATCAATAGCATTTTAGCAGCATCAGGTATGGCAACAGGCCAACCTGCTCCACCAAAGAGGCATATGCCTCAATATTATACAGAGGGAAATAGCATTGTCTACAGTGCAACAGGCTCAAATGATTTATATCAGTTTGCCATACGTGAAGGTGGCATAATAACATTTGATGAAATTAGTCATGTAGGAACACAAAGTTTCACATGCAAATTGTCCTGTTCTTTCCCACGTAGAGCCAGACCGTTAACAGTTTCTTTAATTATGAGAGCAGGATCAAAACAACAAATAAAAAATGATGCTTCATCTGTGATAATGCATCATTTAGTGAAGAAAGGATGGCTAAAAGATTTAACAATATGTGGCGATATTGAGCTAAACCCAGGACCAGCTGAATATGAAGATAAATTAAATAGAAAAGCAGCTTACAACAAGCAAAAAGACGATAAAAACAAGCGTGCTTTTCGTGACTATTCTTCTCAACACCGAAGACTACCAGTCAAAGGAAAATTTTCAGGTGACTTATCAACTGATATGGAGAAATTTGAAGGATATGTTATAACACAAGGGTATGCGTCTACTCTTGCAAGAAATTTACCATCATATATGATATCAAATGCATTTACACGTTATATCAACACAGGACATTTGATGGTAGTACATGATGATACGCAGAACAATTTAGTTTGTCTTCATCGTCGTATTTTAAAAGGTGCGACTTTTCATACAGGACAATTAGTAAAAGCTTCTAGAGAAAGAGCTTTAGTTGTCCGGGCATGGCGTTCACTAGGTCATGAGGAACTTAGATTTGCTCGTGTGGCTTCAGGAATGACATGTCAATTGCCAAACAATGTTGATTTGACATTAAAAGACATTCTTAAACATAGAGAGCGAATAGAACGGAAAAAGAGAACAAAAAAGAGTCGAGCTGAATACGATTTAACTAGTGCTAAGCAGCAAATGCAAACTAGAAAGAAATTTGAAGGATTTGCGGAAAGTGATAAAACATACGAAGAATTCTTGACTAAAAGTACAGAAGATGGATTTATTACCGGAACATTGCGTAAAATAGGTTCAGGTATTGCCAGAGGAGTTAAGGATGAAGTAATGCCTATACTAGATAAAGTAAAAGATACAGTCAGCAATGCATGGTCGAACTTTCCATCTATTAAAACATGTGCTACAGTAGTACTTATTGTAATTGCATGTGTGCTATTAGTCATTGTGGGGGTGGAAACCATTATGGTGTCAAGATCAATAATATTTGGAATAGATTCAATTTGTCCACAAGAAATTGACATGTCAGACACTCACCAGCAAGCAGCATTTACATTTGCGAAAGGAGTTGCAAAAAGTTGGTATGACACAGTGTCAAATGGTGTAACTAGCTTTTCAGTAGCATTTTCAGATAGTGAATTAGTTAAATTGACTAAAAAATTAGGAGACTTTTCAGCAGCACTTAAAAACATATCAACTTTTATTGAAAAAATGCGAGAAATAGTGATGTGGGTAATTGACAAGTGCTGTTCTATTATTACAGGAAAACCTTTCTTTACTTCAAGTAGAAATTTACAAAAAGTGAATGCTTTGTGTGATGTGCTTATGACAACAATAGCAACAGAAGACTTGAGCTCCATGAACGATGCTCAAAAGTCAGCATTTGCAATTGCTTATCAAGACTTAGTAGAAATGTTAGCCTATATGAAGGGAATGGATAAAACAAGAGCAAGCCAAATTAATGTGGCTATTCAGGCAGCAAAACCAATGTATAAGCAATGTATTTTTTATTTGAAGACATGCATAGATAGGTGTGCTCCCGAATGGCTTTACTTATTTGGGCTTGCTGGAATGTCAAAGACTAATTTAGCTAAACACTTGAGTAAACAAATTTTTGATGCGACACTCATTATTTCACCTGAGTACCATAAGCAAATATGGTTTGAAGGAAAAGAACCTCAGCCATTTTCGAAAACGATGATTTATAATAGAGCAGTAGAACAAGAATTTTGGGACAACTATATTAAACAGCAAATTACTTTTGTAGATGACGTTCTACAATCTGTAGCAGCTGAAACACGTGCAGCAGAAGCACTATCATTAATTCGAATGGTGAATTCTGCTCCATACCCATTACACATGGCAGCAATAGAAGAGAAGTCAACTACTGTATTTAGCTCTAAGCTCATAGTTTCAACTACTAATATTGGAGAACACAAGTTAACAGACGGTGAACTGCAAATAGTAGAACCTGCAGCTTTCAAAAGACGAAGATCATTCGCAGTTGAAGTTACTTCAACAGAAGAATGGGTACCAGAAGGAATAATGTCACGACAATTTTTAGAAACAATTACAATAAGTGCCCATCGGGTTCATACTAAAACAGGTGTCTTGTTATTGCCAAAAAGATACCAGGGATACCTAGGCATATCAGAATTTGCATATGATGTAGCTAAGGATATGATTGCTAAATATGAAACATCTCGTGATGAAAACATTATGGATTATACAGGTACAATGGCCCAAATTGATACCATTAGACAACACGAAAGTATTCAAAGGTCTCAAAAATTTAATTCTGCAAATAAAGATGAGTTGGATCACACAATAGGACACCTATGTACTAAATGGGGACTTGTTGTAGATAAATATACTGATGATTATGATACTACTAAAACTGAGTTTGATGATGAGGACGATTTGGATGCCGCATTTAGAAGTGTTGAGGACAAATTTTTTGTTAGATTGCACTTAGCACCGTTGGAAGTGTCATTATCTACATATCCAGACCATCCACGGAGCATCGAAGTTAGGGAGCGTGAAAAGATAAGAGAGGAAAAAGATATGGCACGAGTTGAACAGCAAATGTGGTTAGCCTACAAAATGATGATATGGGATCAATTACACCCATCAGCGTCTCACATTCTTTTTAAGACGTTGGGCGTTCGATTACATTCAATTAGTGATGCATCAGAGGCAATAGATAAGGCACGGTCATTAGATAGCTGTCCAGAATTTTTAAAAGATTCAGGATGGGACTATGATTATTTGAAAGATGGATGTTCTCATTATGGTACAGCGAGTTTTGCTAACCCAACTAATATGGCAAGAGAATTTTATTATCGAACTGGAATGTTCCAATTTTTTTTAGAAAAGGAGACTAATCATCCGGCAGTGATAGAATTGTGTAGGTTTCATGATATAAAACAAAAATCCATTCGTAGATACATAGGATTGTCGAATGAAATTTACTATCATAGACAAAGGGATAGAATAGTAGAGTCCATTGAACAATTAACATTTACTAAGTGTTATATATTTGACGATCTTGTCAAATTAACAGCCTATAAATCTAGCTTGCCAGAAGCTATAGCACTAGAGTATGAGTGGGATATCGCAAATGAAACTATCTTGAAAGGACAAAAAGGAAGATCCAGTATTTTAAATTACTTAGAGTTAGTTTCAGTGGTCATTACAGCATTTACTGTAATTGCTGCTATTATTACAGGTGCAGTCTACTTGTACACAGCAATAGCACCAGGTAGTAAAGTAAACATGGCATTTTTAGAACAGCAATCAGGAAGCCCACACCTTAAAAACCAACAAAAGGAATTAGCAAGAGCTAGAAAAAGGCCAATACAAAAAATGGCACATCATGCAAAGCAACAAGGCAGTGTGCTATCGAAACCGGTTCGTGAATTAGATAGTAAAGAAGCGGAAGCGGCTAGATTACAAGCGACAGATCAAAATGCATCAGATTTGATACGACTATTAAACAGAAATATGTATTTGGTTGAATTAAGTCCAGGCCAGGAACATTGTTACTGTTTAGGAATAGAAGGCAATTTATTTGTTTTTCCGTCTCACTTATTCGCAATTCCCGGAGCTAAAGACATTATTCTTACCCATATTGAAGATACAACACGATATAGTTTCTCAATTGATTCACTAGAGCTCTTTTATGTGAAGCAGAAAGGAAGTGCAAGTATGGTAGATCTTGTTTTAATCAGATTGCCAGGCTTTCATAATGTTCATTCGATCACTCATTTATTACAAACAGAAGACGAAGATGTAAATGGAGCGGAAGGTTTTTGTCGTTATGATAGGTTCATTAGAGAAGAAAATGGAAAGGAAATTTTTTGTGAGTCTATTACACCAGCACTAGAAGATGTTAAAATAGTTAATGGCAACAATGTAGCAGGATTAGGTATTAGATTAGAAGGTGTAACATGGGTAAAAATGTACGAGCTTTCAGAATACGGGATGTGTGGACGACCATATATTTTTTTTAATACAAAAATAAGACACAAGCTCGGATGGTTGCATGTAGCAGGAGTTGATACAGTAGCGATTGCTGCTAGAATAACGCAAGAAGACATTCAAGCTTTCAAAAAGAAAGATGAAGTGGATATGACGAAAGCACAACGACAAGTAAAAGAATTGACTTACTCTTTCGAGCCACACATATTGCCAGAGCACAATTCTCTTAAAGTAGTAGAAACGGAAGGAAGAAAGCACTCACTTTATAAAATAGGAAATTCAAGTCATCGTTTCTCTTACCCAACAAAAACTCAATTGCTTCCAACTCCATTTGCTAAGACATTTACTTACGTTCAAGATGCGATGCTTGTGGCTAAGGAACCATTTATTCCATTGGAAACACTGCCAGCGCCTTTACGGGGAGATGGTGACACAGAACCGATTGTGGTAGCACTAAAATCAATGCAGGATAAGATAGTCAAGTACGGTAAAACATTAAAAGTACAAGATTTTTCAGGCATTTTTAATGATGCATTAAAAGATTGTGATCCATCAATTTTGCCAATATGGGAAGCTATTATAGGAATGTCAAAATGTCCTAAATCCCATTCAATTAAGCGAAGCACTTCGACAGCTTTTTATCTTCAAAAATTTGGAAAACTCAAACGCGAATATGTTTGTTTTAATGATAAAGAGCTAAATGAACGAAAAGATAAGAATGATTTTGTAAATATGACACATGGAGTATATCTTCATAGATTCATAATTAAGCTGATTATGGCTTGGTTTGCATGTGCAGAAAAAGGGAAAATTCCTTTAAATTGGGTGCTTGCTTGCCTAAAAGATGAACCCTTGTCACTTGACAAAGTGGCAGAGTTTAAAACAAGGGTATTTTTTATGGGAAATTTTGCATTAATGATAATTAGCAAGATGATTTTTGGCAGTTTTACTGTTCACTTAGAAAAGAACTGGCACAAGACAGATACTGCATTAGGATGCAATCCATACTCAGCTCACTGGAGAATTATTTATGATAAAATACGCAGCATTTCATCAGAAGTAATGGATGACGATACAAAAAAGTGGGACCAAAATTTCCCAGTTACAGAGTTTGTTCCAACATTTACAGAAGCATATTGTACATATTTTAATATTACTCATAAGGAAATAACAATAGAAATATTAGGGCACACATATACATTTATGCATTTTACACTCATATATATTATGTGTATGAGTAATTTTTCGTGTGCAATAGTATTATGGACAGAAGTTTACTTCTGCATGTTTATGCCATCTGGAGTTGATGTAACTTGCCTCTTCAACTCCATTTGTAATTCTGCGATAAATAGGGCAATAGTACGTATACTTTTAGGAGTACCTTTCGAAGAAGTAGCGGCGCAATGGACTTATGGAGATGATCTTCTACTAGCCATAATAGGATTAACCCGACAACAAGTTTGGGACGCAGCAAAGTTTTATTTTAACCATACAAGAACAATGCCGGATAAAAGTCCCATTTGCAAAAATTCGAGTTTAGATGATTGTTTTTTTTTACAACGACAATTCAAGTTTGATGGAGTAATGATGAGCCCCCTCAATATAAAGTCTATAAATACAATGCTTCAATGGATTATGAAACCAAAAGACAAAACATTGCAAGCACAATTTGTCATCAATTGCAAGGTGGCACTGAGTGAACTATCGAGACACTCAGAAAAAATGTTTAATTTATATTACAATGAAATTAACTTTTACCTTGCCCAGTATGGAAGTTCTTGGGTAATTCATACAACATTTTTAGAACTTCGCAAAGACACGATATTTCGTGCTATCTATGACTACTAAATTAGTAGGTGGCCGGCACGTTAACACCGGGAGGCCATGAGCCTACAAAAATCGCATTCACGCTTCGGCCTGGATACTCATGTCCTAATTCGTAAAATACCAATAAATGGCACTATTTATAGTGGGTATATATCGTGGACATAGTGGAAAACACCATCCCTAAATGAGCCTAGAATTAATTCGTTCTGGGTGCTTATTAACTGAATTGCAGACACAAACGTCACAGCGGAGATGAAAAGTTCCCTAACACTTTCAAACGATGCCAGTCCAGTAACTACATCATCAGTCGGATTGACAACATTTAAAGAAACATCAGATGATATACAAATAGATGATGGAGAATTCCAAAATCGTCCAATCTCAAATCCATTTCCAGAAGAGGATTATCACAAATTGCTTGAACGTACTTACTTAATAGGCAATTTTAATTGGACAAATTCAACAACAGTGCAAAGGTTTCCTCTAATAGGATTGTTGTTGAATTCAATAGGAATTACTGCATTGTCAAAGCTCTATCGTTACTTTAGAGCATCCTTTACAGTCCACTTTAAAATGGTGTCAACGCCATATCATCAAGGATCAGCAATAGTAGGATGGCTCCCTTGTGTAAATGGAAGTGAGCCAATTGACATTCAATCAGTATCGTGCTACAATGGAGTTGTACTTGATGCGAGTAAGCAAGACAGCTGTACATTTACAACAGGCTATTACAGCCCAGAAGACTGGATGGATTTTAAAACGATAACAAATTCAAGCGGAGAGCACGCAACAGTTTATTTTGCTCCATTGAATCCACTATTGACGACATCAACATCAGTACCAGCCACTATACCAGTTGAAGTTTATGCTACAGTTAAACAAATGGCATTAACAGGAGCTGTATCTGGTACAATTACAGAAGTGGAAATGATTAACGTGAAACAGCAGTCCAATAAAGGAAAAAGTGATAAAGAAGCAGCAAAAAAAGATCGTGAAGGTAAAGATGCAGCAGTAGGAATGGTAGCTAGAAATGTATCACAGTTAGTGCGTAAAGTGCCAATAGTTGGCACTGTTTGGAGTCCAATAGCAGACTTTTTAAATTTAATATTTGAGACTGAATTATCCAAACCTGTAACAAAAGCTGCCACTGTAGCAATTACACCAGCATATGCAACAGATGTGAACCAAGCGGATGGAATAACAGAAGCAACACAGCTTAGTTTATATCAGAATGCTTATCAAAAGGTAGGGCGAAAAATGTTTGGAATGGATACTTCATTTGAAACAGCATCTAAAATAGCACAAGTACCAATGCTTTTTGATACCATTACTTTCAATGGAACGACAGTAACATGGTCTACAGTAGGAGTACCTGGAGTATCTGGATCAAATTTAACAAACTCAGATTACTTAAGAATAATGTCCTCAATGTTTAGAATGTGGCGCGGAAGTATTAAGTACCTTGTTTATTTTTGTGTACCAGCATTTTATTCTTTTCGAGCACGAATAAGGTTACAATACTCAGCAACAATATCAAGTCCAGCAGATGTTCCAACAATAAATATAGATGTAAAAGGAGGCACTTGGCAAGAATTTACCATTCCTTTTCTTAGTCCAAGAACATGGTATGATCAGACAATTACAACAGACAATTTGCATCCAACAATAATAATTGAACAATTATCAGCAATAGTAGGAACACCTTCACCATCAACAGCAGTAGTTTATGTAAACATTTTTCGATCTGGTGGCGAAGATACACAATTTGCTGTTTTGTGGGACCCTACCAATGCACCAGATCATTTTCGTACAAAATCGCTTCGTATTGAGCAGGATATGACAATAGTAAAGCAACAATGTAGTATTAAGGATTGTTTTGCTAAAACATTTCCAACAATTTGTAAAGGACAATCATTTTCTTGCGAAAATCACTATTGTATGTCAGAAACAGTGGATTCTTTAAATGACATTTTAAAACGAGCACAGTCCTACCCTTCTGGAACACTAATGCTAGGCTCAACAGGAGCAACAACTGCGCACAATATAATAGCCAATTTATTTATGTTTCGTCGAGGATCAATAGTGGTAAGACACCTGCACTTAGGTAACACGTCAGGATTGGGAAATGACGGTATATTTTTAAATGTTGCTTCCACAGGTGCTCTGAACAATGCATGGGCACCAATTTACCAAGCAGGAACGCCAGCATGGCAAAGAGAAGCAGCAACAATCCCATATTACTGTGCAACACCATTTGTAGCAAGTCCAGGCTTGTATCCAAATGCAATGATATCAAGCATCCACCAAAGAGCACTTCCTGTTTCATTCCGATTACAAATAGGAGCTCCTGACACAATATCAATATCGGCAGGCGACGATTTTATGTTTATGTACCTTGTCCCATGGGCCAATGGTTTCGTCGCAGGAAATAAAAAGTCCTCATCTCCAACAACAACGGAAATAAGGAAATTAAAACATTAAATATTCATTTCATTCTTAAAATTTCTTTCTTTTAAAATATAAAAATTAAAAATAAGTAAAATAAAAAGCTAAAAACAATCTAGGGATTGCCATTTTTAAATAACACGGAAGTACCATGGCGGGTACACTCAACCCCAGTTATTATCCTAGATATAAAATTAAAGTAAGTCTTTCAACTGTAGCTTTACCCACTTAAGTGAGGGTTTTCGCAAAGCGGAACAGCTAAGACACAATATCAACTATGTAGAAACAGACCATACAGACACACCAAAAGAAGTCAAGTTATTCGAAAAACTAAAGTAGGAATGTAGAACACCCACGTGCAAACAGTGAGGTGCCAATAAAAGGACGTAGTAGACCGGACCCCGGATGGGGTACTAGAAATGACTGGAGAAAAGGCAATGGCCATATGCTTGTGTTAACAACGCACTTGAGTTTTAGACCCGGATCTGCCCTAAGGGGTGGCCGATTAAATAAACAAGAGAGTGCTCAGTTTGAACACAGGGTATTCGCTGTTATTCCACCTGAATATAGTGACCTTTATACCAACTCGTAACGCACAACCCAAGTGTTAAAAATGGGAGAATACTACACCGCTTTTAGGTGCCTTAGCATGTTTATGATTATAGCATGCGGGGGTTATATATTTTTATTTACCCCTTTGGGGTTTTGTTTAGTT